TGCGGGTCGGTTTGCCGGGGACGGTCGGCTCGTTCTTGTTGATGAGGCGGACTGGGTCGCAGAAGTCGCCATCCACGAGGCGACACGCCTCAGCAGGGTCGATTGTGTCGGTCTTGACACTGTCGATGTCCTTGTCGAGGGTCGCCAACTTGCGGAGGCGCTTTTCCACGAGTCCTTTCAACTCATCAGGGAACTCTTTAACGTCTTTGTTGAGACGCCGCTCGTACATGAGCGGAAGGCCCGGGGAAGAATCATCCCGGACAACTTTCAACACAGCCTCCCACAACTCCTCACGAATCACAAAATCTTCACTCACAAACCACGCATCAAAAGAAGGAACGGGCACACACGGAAACTTGGCACAATAAATCTTCATCGCCTCTGAGTCGGGGTTGAGGAACCCTGCTTCTTCAAAAGCTCGGACAATTGGGCCTGGAGCTGATTGATCTGCCTCTGCTGCTGATCGATCACGCTGTTGGTCCACGGATGGGTACCGGGACCAGGCGCGGTCGACGTAGAAGTCGAGGGATCGCTCTTCGGAGTCGGCACCGATGGCTGGCCATCGGTACTTTCCGAGCTCTGGGAAGACGCTGCGAGCTTCGCGGCTGCGCTGCGTTTCTTTCGTTTCTTGGCCGGTGCGGACGCCTTTGGTTGCTCCGACGTGGTAGAGGACGGGGTTGACTCGGTGGGCCCTTGCGGCCCACTGGGCGTTTCCCTTGGCGAAGAAGTATCGATCTTCGTCTCCACTTCCTTCGAGCGGGTTGGTGTGCTCGTCGGAGGCGGGGCGGAGATAGCTTCTCCACTCTCCTCGCGGGGCGTCGGGAGCGGGGCGGCTGGGGAGGGCACCACCGACGGAAACGTCGGCAGCGCCTTCTTCGGCGGCTCCTCCTCGGGCTTCTCCTCCGGTTTCTTGTCCTCCCGCTCCGGTTCGCGGGACGTCTCGAAATCCGGGACGGCAGTTCGAGCCTCGTTGACCTTGGCTTTACGACTGCGCAACTTCGAGGATTTCTCCTCGTCGTCAGCGAAGTCATCG